CCTTGAGTATTGTAGAAATCAGATTGATCTGTTGCAAATCCTCCAGCGCCGCTATTTGCTGCAGCACTCCATACCTTGTTGTTATTTGCTGACCAGTACTCAGTAGTATCTGCTCCTGAAATTAACATATCTAAGATCTCTAAGTCAATTTCCATTGAAATATACTCACTCAATAAAGAAGTAAGTTCCGCTTCTGCATCAATTGAATGATAAGCGTTTAAATCTTGAGAGAATTCTGGTGTCCATTGTGCTTTTAACTTTCTAGTCTTAGCAACAACTGATTCAGATTTCATGTCTACGTTAATCTCTGGGATAGCTAATGAAGAAACTTCTCCAGTACCTGGTTCAGTAGAGTCTTCAAAGTCACCTCTTGAGTTAGCAGCAGGCTGTACGTGGTAAGTTAACGTGTGATCTGTAGCAGCAGTTGTGTCTACGATCATGTTTAGTTTACCGTTAGCATCGATCTTTGTAAATTCTGGTAATAAACCAGCTAAAGATGTTTGGAAAGCTCTTACACCTTCTTTATCAGCATCAGCAGGAATATCCATTACGATTAAATCTTTTCCAGCTTCTTTTCCAGAAAAGTTTACGTCATTAACAGTAGCAGCTGCAGAAGATGCGATAGTGTGAGATGTAGATGGTTTTGGTTTTACTGAGTAACCGAATTGACCAGCTCCGTAAAGTCCGTCTTCAGCTTCGTTTCCTGCAAATCCGTTTCCAGCTTTTCCATATAAACTATCAGTTGTAGCTCTACCGTTTACAGCAGATCCATATTTGAAGTCTAAGAAAAATACTAGCCCAGAAGGCAAGTTCATTGGTTGTACAGATACAAAGTCTTTTGCACTGATTTGAGCGAATACTTTACGTACTAAAGGTAAAGCTACTCCAGCCCATTGCTCACCAGCACCGCCTGCAAAAGCAGATCCAGCACTTGTGCTTGATTGTTCAGCTACAATTTGTTTTGCTTGATTTTCTAACATCATTGACATGTTAGTCGCGTCTTTTGCGTTTAATCCTTCAAGCAATCCAGAAGCAGCCCATTTGTCGGCAAGTCTAGATGCATCAGCTTGTAAGCTTTTGTATCCGTTTGCACTTTCTAATAGAGAATTAATTTCCATGATTGTTTTTTGTTTTTAAAATTTTTTAATTAAATGATTCCAGCTAATTTTTGCATTCTTTTAACCGCATCAGATACTTCAGATATTACTTCTGGCTTACTTGCAGTAGTTCCAGTAGCTTTACTTGCCATACCTAATTTTGACTCCTTAATAGCCGTTTTTTTCTTAGCTACTACGTTTTCAGAAACAGTTTCGAATACCAATTTAACCTCTTTTACCGTTTCAGCTTTGTCAAAAGCAGCGATAATGTTAACTTTTTGTGCTTCACTTAAGTTGTTAACTTTAAATACTTTGTTAACGTACATAAGTTTTGCGTTAAGAAGGTTTACTTCTTGTAGTTGAGATTGTAAAGTGTTAATAGTTTCTAAAGCTTCGTTTAATTCAGAATTATCTTCTTCTTTAACTTCTTCTTCTGCTACTACTTCTTCTTCTACTTCTGCTAATACTTCTTCAACTTCTTGCTCTTCAGATACTGCTTCCAGTTCTGCTAACAATTCATCTAAATCGATTTCCTCTTCTCCGTCTACATCAGCTCCCATGTCCATTTCTGGTTCCATTTCTTCTCCTGCATCCATATCTGAGTTGTCAATTTCATCATCAGCTCCCATTTCTTGAGAGATAATGTCACGAATAAGGTCTTTTAGGTCATCGACTTCCATGTCTTTAACTTCTACTTCTTCTTCGTCGTCAGCTTCTTCACCAGCGTCGTCAGCTTCGTCTTCAGATTCGTCTGAATCATCCTCTGCTTCTTCCATTGCGGTAGCGTCATCATTAGATTCACCTTCGTATGCTTCTACTTCGGTTACTTCTTCAGTTTCGTCAATCTCTACTTCGTTTACTACTTCTTCTTCAACAGATGAATCATCCATTTCTTGAAGTTTAGCAGCTAACATATCCTTTAAATGAGGAGTTAACGATTCTTCTAAAGCTTCTTTTGCATTAGCGATAGCGGCTTCTCTAATAGATTTTGCTTCAGCAATAGCTTGCTTGAATAAATCTTTGTTTGCCATTTTTAATAAGTTTGTTTGATTTCTACGATTATTGTAATCGTAATAGGAAAGTTTTTACAAAATTTAATACAGTATAGATCACTGTATATTCTTATATAAATATATACCTTTTCTGTAAAACTAAATAAAAGTTACTTTTTATGCAGATGCTGCGACTGCTCCTGCTATTTCGGCGCCTACAACAGCAATATCTCTTCCTTTTAATGCTGCTTTAACTGCAGAGATTGTTGCTGTAGCTACATTTGCTCCTCTTAAAGCATTTAGAGCACCTATTCCGGCTTTTACACCTAATCCCGCTAACATAGCAATAAATAATCCTTTAGCAACTAACTGTCTCTTTTTTTCATCTCTTACAAATGGTTTCATAAAGCCACTAATTGCTTTTACTATATTAACTTCATTATTATGAGCCCATTTATGTACTGCATCTGCTTTATCTGCTGTTTTTTCTAAACCTAGCTTTTTAAATCCTTTTGCAGCATACTTACCGAGTATATCTAGAACTGTATTAGAGGCTAATGCCCATGATAGTATACCAACTGTTGTTATTACTTCATTAACATCTCCTTCTTCCCCAAATTCAGCTTTTATTGCTTTTGCTAATTCAGCTCCTAGTTGAGTTTCATCGCTCTCTAAAATAAGTTCAGATAATTTCATTATGCTCTTAGTATGTCGTTAATAATAGAATCTAATCCGCTATATTTGTTTGCTTTCTGTTTACCTTCCTGTAAAGATATAGGGTTCATAAACGCACCGTGTGTAGATGGATTAGATACAAAGTCCCAGCATACCAATTCAAAGTCTGGTTGAACTTCTAAAGTACCTTCATTAGTCTGGTTGACAGATCCTGTACCTCTAGACGATATTCCTATCGTGTGTCCTGCTTTTATAATCTCTTTTACAATATTTCCTGCTGGTGTGTTTAATAGCTCTACCCGTCCCATAAGGTCATTTCCTTTCCACCATAAGTCTTTTACTATATGAGAAGCGTTCTTTAGAGAGACAATTGGAGATTCAGGGTGATCCAGTTCTCCGAATGCATTACCGTTATTAACAAATTCCTCTATGTACTTTTTCGATTCTCTTTCTAATATAGCTTTACTATAGGTACGGCCGTTTTGATTCTTAGATACCGCTCTCTGCATAACACCTTCTACTTCATATACTCCCGGTCTCTCTTTAGATTCCTTGAGTAATGATTTAAACGGGGTTACTTCTATTAATAGTTGTGCCATGTTGAATTTTTTTGTGTTACTTATCTTTATTTAAAAGTACGACCTATTTCTGTATCTCCTACATCTTCTTTCCATGCTGCCATATAATCAGAAAAGAATTTTTTTAGTTCCTCACCTTTTAATCCTACAATATATTTACCTTGTCTAATAGCCTGATCTTTGGTATACTCTATATCATTCACTTTAAAAGGTTGAATTCTAAATGCTTCTGCTCCTTCTTCACTATAGTACTTACCCCCTTTATCGTAATCTGGGTCTAATTTTAAGTTTTCAGGTTTTCTATTATCTGGAGCTCTTTTAATCTCTCTTAAAGTACCATTAACCGATGGACGGCTATATACTGTTTGTTTTTCTTCTTCATCAATATCCGTTCCTGTATCTGGTACACCTACATCATATCTATCGATATCTCCTTTCGATAATACTTTTACTTTAGGAGTATCTAGTCCTTTAGTAAATCCTGATTTAGTTACAGGTCTTAGGTCTTTATTAAAAGCTGTTTCGATTGAGGGAGCTAAAAAGCCTCCGACTTTTAATCCTTCTTCATTTCTAATATCACCTAATGTATCATACACTTTTTGTATTTTACTTCTAGTCTTATCGTAATATGCTTCTATATCAGTTACAACATCCTGTAATTGTATGATAGCTGGTTTCATTCCTTCGAATCCTCCATATGTATCAGCAAATTTTGCTAATTCATTTGTAGCTGCTTCATTAATTACTTGTTCTTCTAGTACTTTAGATATAATTGATTTAATATTCTCTTTTACGATTTCATCTTTACCCATTGCTTTTTTAATAGCTTTGTCTTTAGCATGTTTGTAATCGTCTCCATCTACATCTCCATCTCCGTCATGATCTTTACCTTTCTTTTCATCCATAGGACCTTCGATCTTGTCTCCTTTTTTATAGACTAATTCTAGGCTGTCATGATACTTATCGTCTACATCGTCTATAGCAACTATTTTACCGTGCTTATCAGAATAGTATAAATCTTCAGGAGCAATAGATCCTGGTTCGTATTCTTCGTCTAAATTTCTATCTTTAGCTTCTTCTAAATTCTCAACCATAAATTGAGTTTCTAAGTAACTAAGTACGTCTTTTTTAGCAAACTCTATCATTCCAGGCTCTGTCATTGGTCCCATCTTCCACTCTTCCCAAGCTTTGATTAAAAAGTTAACACCTTTATCAAATAAAGGGCCCATACTTTCTACATATCCACCTGTTTCGTAATCATTTTCAGTTACTACTTTTCCGCCTTTAGTCTTTTTTCTTCTTCCTTCTGATAGTTTGCCGTAAGTTTTAGATTTAAAAGTTCTTTCTTTAATTACACCTTCTGCTATTTCTCTTGTAGGATCTGCTCCTTCATTAAAACTTACTAGTGTGTTTTTAATAGCTTTTTTAAAGTTTCTTAAATGGTCTAAAGCTTCTACTTTATCTCTTTCCTCTATAGAATCAATTGCATAAGATAAATGGCTTCCTTCTGAATGGTAATTTACATCTTCGAATGAATTAAATAATGCTTTAAGTGTTTCTATTGGAGTGTTAAGTCTAACTTTTAAACCAAATTCTAACATACCTTCATAATCGAAGTCTGTTGAAAACATGTCTCCCGGTTTAAAGTTCTTTACTACTTTATCTTCCTGTCCATATTTCTCTATATCTTTCATCTGTTGATCAGACATTGCTTCTTCTACTTCTACTTCTTCGTCGTAACTATCTCTATTAATAGTCTCATACTCATTATAGTTCATCCATATGTCTTCAACATCTTCTGTATCTATATCTCCTGAGAATATGTCATCTTTGTGAGTTCTAATAAAATCTAATGCTTGATCTATGTTAATCTTATACCCTTTATCATCCCCTATGATAGTTAATGCATCAATGACTTTTCTCATTGCCATCTTTCTATCGTGGTTTACTGTTCTTTTTCCATCTATACCTGGTTCAGTAGGTATTGGTTCTGCTTCTACAATTACTAACCCTATATTTTCATATGGTATTTCATGCTCGCCGCCGTCTTGATCAACAGCGAATACTGAGTCATCATGCCACATTGCAGCATTATCGTCATTATTAGAATCAGGGTTGTAAATGATGTATTCCCTTCCGTTACCGGTTTGGATACGTGCATCGTCTGCATCACCTAATCTCTTTAGTAATTTTTCTTTAGTGTAGTTTTCTTTTAGTTCAGCTTTTTTCATACCATTAAAGGTATCTACTTCATTACCTTTCTTAGGCTCAACCATTTTATCATGCTTATCCACTTTTGCTGATTCCCCAGCTATAATATTAAGGTAGTGCATTGCATCTTTGGCTAAGTTCTTACTAGCTTTATCGTGTGCTTTCTGTCTATCTTCTGCGGATACGCTTCCTGCTGAGTCAATGCCGGCTTGCTCTAGCTCATAGTCAATACCTCTATTCAAAGCATCTTCTGTGTAAGTAAGTGAAGGATTATCATATTCAGGAGACTTTACCTCTACTAGAATACCTTTAGATTTCAATATTGATACTGAATCTGGGAATCCACTGTATGGAGATATGAATTGAGATAGTTCTCTTTTAGCATCTCTTAAAAATTGTGTCTTTGAGAAGTTTCCTTCTAAGACTGCGTTATATTTCTCTTGTATCGTTCTCATCTAAGTAATCAAACATTTTAGTGTTATACGGTCTTTTTTTTGTCTTCACTACCTTGTAACCTAACTTCTCAGATTGCTTTGTAGCATTGTTTTTATTTTTATTCTTACTAAACGCAAATGGAGTTAGGTATCCTCCTACTCCTGCTGTTGTGCTTAGCTCTTCAATTACCTCTCTAACTGCTTTAACTATTATACTTTTTTTCATAGTGAACGCATTTCGTTGACTAAATCGTAGTATTGCATTAGGTTAATAAGGTGGTTGTCAGTTATTTTTTCTGTCTTTTTTGCAGGCTTAATAGTCTTCACTACTTCTTGTAGTTTAATTCTAACTACCTCATCTTTTACATTGCTTGACAGTTCTTCTACTTGAGATTTAATTTTAAGTATTTCTTCGTTAACTATATTTCTTAACCTAGTAGTTGAGTTTACTGATGTTATAAATTCTTTAAGTATGTTCTTCTGTTCTGGTAGAAGATTTTTATAGTTGTTATTAAATTTTTCAAGTAATATCTTATAGGTCAGTAATCGTAAATCTTTTTCGTATTTTGAATACTCCTCTATTAAAGTGTCCTTTACCGCATCTTTAGCCATCTTTGAAGATGTTAAATGTTCGATAATTGTGAGTTTATTATTAACTAAGAAGTCTGGGTTTACTAATACGTTTGTGTTTTGTGCTTCCAGTAAACAGTACATTGCAGCTAAAGGTTTATAGTCTCTAACTTGTATACCGAAGAACTCCTCTACACTGTAATGCTCTTTAAGTAGTGAAATTAACTTATACTTTTCTTCTTTTAGTTTTTTCTGATTCAGTTTTCTTGATATCTCCGTAATTGTTGATATTACTGTTTCAGCTTTTACTTCAGAAAGATTTCTATTTTTAAGTATATACTCGTATAGTTTTAATTCCTTTCCAATCATACTGTTACCGGTAAAGAATTCTTTTAAGATTTCTAAAGCCGGTGAGTTATGTTTAGATAACGTATCTGCTGCAATTTGTTTTACAAGCA